CGCAGTGCTGTTTCCACTTTTCGCGTGCTTTTAATATCTCCGCTTTCGTAGCCATGCGTTAAAAACTTTCTTTTAGCTTTTCGGAAATGAAAAGGTCGTGATAATGATTTATAGTTTTGAGTAGTTCCGGGGTAACGTTCGGGTCGAAGCTCATGCGGTATTGCAGCCATTTGCTGAAAGCCATAAAAACCTCAATGACATCAACGACGGAGGTTTTTTTGTCGAGGCGTTCGACGGTGGCGGCGAATTTTACGAGCTTGTCGGCACTTGCCGCGGTTTTCTCCGGTGAGGGGTCAGAAGCGAGATCCTCAAGCAACACGTTAATGCTGTTCAGAATTTTGTTGACCAGTTCCGGGCGTGTGATGTTAGCGGCCGCGCGGGCCTGTTCCCAACCGCCGTCCGCCACCCATTTAGTAACCGTCTGGGCAGACACGCCGACCTTTTCGGCAATGGACTTTTGCGGCTCCCCCTGCATGTAGAGCAGGCGGGCGTGTTCGCGCTGCTGCTCACGATCTTTTTTAGTTGACATTCATAACAAATTACCTGAATTAGATGCAGCGCGCCCACTACGGGCACGCTTTCACGGTGCAAAGTTGGTGGAAAAAAGCACCATAATAAAAAAGGGTGTAAAAGTTTTACACTCTTTTTGTTAGGGTTGTGAACTATCCGCAACTTTGCAGCGTAGAACGACATAAAAGCCATATCGCGGCGTGGAGCAGAGGTCAGCTCGCCGGGCTCATTCCCCGGAGGTCGCAGGTCCGAATCCTGCCGCCGCAACAACAATCAAAGCAAGGTAAAGAAGATTGAATAAGTGAAGCCCAAGGGCGCGGCGGGAACACCCCCTCCACCCACCATCGCACCGCCGCGCCCCGGCTTTTTTTGAAATTGACAATGAAAGAGGTAATCATAAGCACCGAAGCCGTGAACAGTTACGGCAGCCGTGTACTGACCGACGGCATAGACCTGAGCCAGTACGAGCGCAACCCCGTGCTGCTATGGATGCACCGTAGGAGCTGGGAGCCGGGAGCCATGCCGATAGGCAAGGTCGAAAATCTGCGCATAGAGGACGGCAAGTTGATAGGCACGCCGGTATTTGACCAGAACGACGACTTTGCCAAGCGGATAGAGAGCAAGTGGGAAAACGGTTATTTGCGCATGGCGAGCGCCGGGCTGGAGCCGATAGAGACCACGCCCGACCCCGCGCTGGTGTTACCCGGACAGACACGCGAGACAGTAACGCGGTCAAAGCTGGTAGAGGTCAGCATCGTGGACATAGGCGGCAACGACGAAGCCCTGCAACTTTACGGACAGGAGGGCAAACTGCTGAAACTTGCCGCCGGTGAGGACAGCCCAGGACTGCCGCTGCTCCAGGAGAGAAAAAAAGCCGACCCCGAACCGGCCATCACCGGGGAGGGCGAGGAAAACAATAACCCAAAAATCAATTTAACAAAAATGACAAAAGAACAGTTAGCACTCCTCGGGCTTCCCGAAACGGCGACCGAGGAACAGGCGACCGCCGCGCTTAACCTGATGAAAGGGCGCGCCGACAACGCCGAGCAAATCCAGCTGGCAGCCGTAACGCAGGCGGTGGACCAGGCAGTGGCAGAGCGCCGGATCCTGGCAGAGCAGCGCGACCACTTTATCAAGCTGGGCAAGAGTGCCGGCGTGCAGATGCTCCGCGACACGCTCAGCACCATGCGCCCACAGCAGAAGCCCGGCGAGGTTATCAACCTGGGCAAACAGTCAGCCCCCGGCGCCGGAGAAGCGCCCAAGACCTACACCAAGCTCAGCGAGGTGCCCGAGGCCGAGCGCCTGGAGCTCCGCAAGAACAACCCCGGCGAATATATGCGCCTGTTCAAAGAGGAGTACGGCATGGAGTGTCCCAAACTTGAAGACTAAACACCAAACCAACCACAACAATGAAAAGTAAATTTTTCGCTAAAATTTTCGGCCTTGTGTGCATGATGCTGACGGCCGTAACATTCAACGCCGTAGCCGGCGCGACGCTTGCCGTGGCGGTAGGCTGCGCCCCCGGCGCCGGGGCGGTAGCCGGCAATGTGCTGGCGCTTGTAGGAGGCCGTCTCGCCCCTGCCGGAGCGCTTCGCGCCGGAGTGCTCAAAGAGATATGGACCGGCGAGATGATCAAGGCATTCCGCACCGCGCCCGAGGCGCTGGGGTGGTTGCAGCGTATCAGGAGTTATAACCAGTATGTGGAGAATGATGTTATCCACTTCACGGAGATAGGCGGCGACCCGGCAGTGCTTGTGAACAACACGACCTATCCGCTGAATATTACCGCACTGACCGACGCCGATAAGCCTATCAGTCTGGATAAATTCGACACCGAGGCCACGCCGGTAACAGACGACGAGCTGCACGCAATCAGCTACGACAAAATGGCGAGCGTGCAGGAACGCCACCGCGACGCTCTGCGTGAGAAGATAGCCCAGAAAGCGATCCACGGCATCGCGCCCGACCAGAACGCGACGGACATACCCGTAATCAAGACCACCGGTGCAAGCGACGGCACACGCCTGAAAATGACTTATGCCGACCTGCTGAACCTGAAGCGCCAGTTTGACAAAATGGGTGTTCCTGGTAAGGATCGCATCCTGGTGCTTTGCAGCGACCATGTGAATGACCTGCTCGAGACCGAACAGAAATTCAAGGAGCACTACAACATGAACCCGACCGACGGCAAGATCTGCCGTATGTATGGCTTCGACATCTACGAATATGACGGCACGCCCTACTACACCATGAGCAGCGGCAAGAAGCTGGCATGGGGCGCAGTACCGGCAGCCACCGACGCGCGCGCATCGGTAGCGTTCTATGCCGGCCGCATGATGAAAGCCTACGGAAGCACCAACTTCTATCACAGCGAAGCCAGCAAGGACCCGCTCTATCACCGCAACCTCGTTAACTTCCGCCAGTGGGGCATCTGTCTGCCGCTGACATCGACGAAGTGCCGCGCGGCGATAGTGAGCGCCCCCCAAACCGCGTAACCGAAAAGAGCCGGAGCATTGAGAAAGATAACCGAAATAATACTGCACTGCGCTGCCACGCCCGAGGGGAAAGACTTCACGGTTGCGGACATAGACCGCTGGCATCGCGCGCGCAAGTTCAACGGCATAGGCTACCACTATGTGATCTACCGGGACGGCACGGTACACGCCGGTCGCCCAGTGGAGCGCAGCGGGGCACACTGCACGGGACACAACGCGCAATCTGTCGGCGTGTGCTACATAGGGGGCTGCGCTACCGACGGCAAGACGCCCAAGGACACGCGCACGCCGGCACAGCGGGCCGCCCTGACCTCATTGGTCAAAAAGCTGCTCAAGCAGTACCCCGGCGCGACAGTGCACGGACATAATGAATTTGCCGCCAAGGCGTGCCCGAGCTTCAACGTGAAAGAGTGGCTCGCCGCGGAGGGCATAAAACAGTAACAACGTGAATGAGCGGCGAAATAATAACTATCATAGTGTCGGCGCTTGTGGCGGCGATAGCTACCCCGGTAGGGGCATGGGTAGGGAGCCGGCTAATGCGCGCCAAGTACCAGGCGGAGGTGGACCAGCTGCGGGCGGAGATGAAAGACAAGCTCGCGGAGGTCAAGAGCCACGAGCTGGAGAACGTGCGCAAGGCATCGGACATACTCATGGAGAGTATTGTTCCGCCGCTCCAAGCCGAAATAAACAACTTACGCAATGATGTTCAGAGGCTCAACAAGGCTTTGGAGCGTATTTGGGGCTGTCCTCATGTTGACCGCTGCCCTGTCAAATACGAGCTGCTGCTCCAGCCGAAAGGCAGTGGAGCAGAGCCGGACGGAAGCGACGGAGGCACTGACAGCGACCGGACACACCGAAAGCCGGAACGAGGAAAAGCGCGAGACGACCCGGACGGAGAAGACGGAGGGTGTAACGGAAACGGAGATTGAAATCTACGACACCACGCAGCCCAAAGACCCGGCAACGGGACTGCCGCCGGTAAAAGCGCGCGTAAAGCAACGGCACGACCAGAACGGCACCAGCCGGACGGTCGAGCAGACGGCAGCCGCCGCGACCGCCGAGAGCGACACCACCCTGGAATATGAGGGCGGGGAGCTGGACGAGGTAACGGTAACGGCCACCAAGGCGTCGAGTCTGTGGGAGCGCATGAAACAGGGCGCGGCATGGGCGGCGGCAATAATGATCCTGGCAGCAGCCGGGTGGATAATTTACAAATTCAAAAAAACGCTAACGACATGAGCAACGAAAATAAAGAAGCAGCTGCCGCCCATGAGGGTGCGGAACAGCAGACCGGTCAGCAACCCGAAGCCGCCGAGTCCAAGGCAACGAAAGCCAAGAGCGAGTCAAAACCCAAGGTGAAAGCCAAGAGCGAGACGGAGAGCGGCGCAAGCGCCCTCAGAGCTGTGGGGGTGGAAGCGTGCAAGCGCCACCAGCTCACACAGGCATGGGTAACGAGCGACGGGCAGGTTTTCCCCCAGGAGGGGGACGCCAGGGAGCACGCCAAGAACCTGCCAAGTAAAGAAATCCTAAAAGTAACCGCGAAATGAGCACAAGTCTGAGCATAAACCGCCAGAACGGCAATGTACCCAAATCGCTGCCGGGCGAGGACCATATCACGGGTCTGGTCATATACATGGCCGCCGACGACATACCGGCAGGCTTTAAGACTGAGAGGGTGCAGGCACTTTCGACCATAGACGCAGCCGAGGCCGCCGGTATCGTGGACTATACCACGGCAGCGGACGGAACGCAGACGGCAGCCCCGTGGGCCGTGCGGGTGCTTCACTACCACCTGAGCGAGCTCTACCGCATAAACCCCGCCGTAAGCCTGTATGTCGGCATCTTCGAGAAGCCGCAGGGGGATAACATGACCTTTGCGGAAATCAAGACCGTGCAGAACTTCGCCGACGGGCGCATCCGCCAGATCGGCGTATGGTGCGGCGACCGCGTGCCGAGCGAGGACGACCTGGTGGCAATCCAGGGACAGGCCGACACGCTGGAGGCGCAGGGCGCGGAACTGTCGGTGGTGTATGCCCCGAAAGTGGCCAACGTGAAACAAATCTCCACCAAGCTGGCCGGCGGTGGCAAATGCCGTGTCAGCGTCGTAATCGGCCAGGCAGGCAGCGGCGTGGGCGCCGAGCTGTACAAGGACAAAGCCAATGCCGCCAAAGCGAGTGTCAGCGGTCTGGGCGTGGTGCTGGGACTGATAAGCAAAGCCAAGGTGCACCAGTGCATAGCGTGGGTCAAGGAATTTCCCACCGGCATAAGCCTGCCGGCGTTCGGTGACGGTACCCTGCTGCGCGACCTGGACAAAGCCCTGGTCGAGCAGCTGGACACGGCGCGTTACCTGTTCTTTGTAACCCAGCAGGGGCAGAGCGGCAGCTATATGAACGACAGCCACACAATGGACTCCGCCATAAGCGACTATGCCAGCATCGAGAGCGTGCGCACAATGGACAAGGGGGCTCGCGGCGTGCGTGCCTACCTGATACCGGAACTCGGCGGCAACGTGTATGTGGACGCCGACACCGGCAAACTCGCCAGCTATACCGTGGCGCATCTGGAAACAGTTGCAGGGCACGCGCTGGAGGATATGGAAAAAGCCGGAGAACTGAGCGGCTACAAAGCCGAGATCGACCCCGACCAGGACGTAGCCGCCAGCAGCACGGTTGACATCGTGCTCAAGAAGGTGGCCGTGCCTGTAATGCGCCACGTGAGAATTAAAATCGGTTTTGCAAAGACCGTATAACCATAACCCCAAACACTCAAAGCAATGGCAAGTGTAATAAACAACGGCATCCCAATGGTAAACGGTATGCTGGTATCATGGGCCGACATCGTGGTGCTTATCGGCGGTGTGCCTGTAACGGGCATTACCGGCGTGGAGTACGGCGACAGCCAGGAGATAGTGAACAAGTGGGGCGCCGGTCGTTACCCTGTTGGTCGTGCCAAAGGGAGAATCACTCCGAGCTGCAAACTGATACTGTACCAGGAAGAGGTGCAGGCACTCTCGGCGCAGAGTCCGACGGGCCGGCTCCAAGACCTGCCCCCGGTGGATATCATAGTGCAGTATATCCCCGACAGCGGGCAGCTGGTAACAGACAAAATCCGCAATATCAATTTTTCGGAAAACGCCCGCAAATGGAAAGAGGGGGACACCGGCCAGGAGGTGGAACTTCCCGGCGTGCCCTCACACATCGAATGGGGCAAAGCAGCCTAAAATGCCGCACGCGGCTAAACAGCAACAAAAACAAGTGTGCCGCCGGGATAAAACCGGGGGCACACAATCACTCCAATTAAAAACCGATTAAACAGCATTAAAACGGTATGGAAAATCAGGAAAACAAGGCGCCTGAGGCGCAGACATTCGACGGGGGCATCACCCCGGAACAGGTGGCAGCGTTCAAGGCGAAGCACCGCAAGGCGTTCAGGATAGACATCGTGGACGGAGAGGACACGCACGTGGGCTATTTCAAGCGCCCGGACTTCGAGACAATCAAGGCCGTGACCAAGGTGTCAAAGGTCGATGAGGTGGAAGCCGGCAAAATCATGTTTGACAAATGCTGGCTGGGCGGCAGCGAGGAACTTCGCACGGACGCGATTTTGTTCATGGCAGTGCAGAAGCAGCTCGGCCAGGTGCTCAACAGCTGCATGGGGTCGCTAAAAAACTTGTAGAGGCGCACACCCTGGCGGAGAACGACCACGAGGACACATTCGCCAAGGGGTGCGCCCTTATCCGGGCGAACCTGCATATAAATGCCGATGAAATCGAAAGTGAGGAAGATTGGGCGGCACTGTACGGTCAGGCCTTATGGCTGGAGCGCTGGCGCAACCGCAACCGGGCGGAGCTTATAGCGTCATTGTTCGGAGAGAAGCATTAAAGCCAGGGGAGCGACCCGTTTTTGCCGGCTTTGAAAACAGACCGGTAAAGCGCATAAAGAGCCCACCCCACATAAGCGAGGAGCGCGCCGTAGCAAATGACTTTCAACAGGAAGCTGAACATATTAAAAACCGGTTACTTGTGTAACTCGCTACAAATATAACAAATAAAAACGACATGGCAAGCGTATTCGACTACATTTTCAACATAGGCGGCAACTTCACAGCCCAGATAAGCGGCATGAGTGCCGCAGCGGGCAACTTTTCCGCCCAGGCAGAGGTCGCGCAGAGCCGGACCATGAGTCTGACGAGTGCGCTTGCCACGTTCTCATATCTGAAAGATGTTTTTCAGAATGTCGCCGACGGGGTTAGCCAGCTGAGCAGTGCCGGCATAAAGCTGGACAGCCAGATGCACGACCTCAGCGCGGTGGCCGGTGTTACGGGCGACGGGCTGAAACAGATCGAGACATTCGCACGGCAGAGCGCCAAAGCGTTCGGCACCGACGCCAGCGTGGCCGTCGAGGGTTACAAGCTGCTGCTCTCACAGCTCACGCCGGAACTGGGTAAATATCCGGACGCGCTCAGGGAGATGGGCGACTGCATACAGACGACCAGCAAGCTGATGGGCGGGGACGGCGTGGCGGCGGCTCAGGTGCTTACCACGGCGATGAACCAATACGGGGTGAGCATGGAGGACCCGACGGCAGCAGCCGGGGAAATGGCGCGAATGATGAACGTAATGGCGGCGGCCGGACAGGCAGGCTCCGCGGAGCTTCCGGCAATCAGCGCCGCGCTCCAGCAGTGCGGCATGGCCGCCAAGGCTGCAAATGTCAGCTTCGAGGAAACCAACGCCGCAATCCAGGTACTTGACAAAGCCGGTAAAAAAGCCAGCGAGGGCGGTGTCGCTCTGCGCAACGTTCTGGGTCAGCTCAGCAAAGGCCGCTTCATAGAGAAGCAGGCGCGCGAGGAACTGGAAAAAGCCGGCATTGATGTTGTAGCGCTGGGCGACAACTCCAAAAGCCTAAAAGAGCGCCTCGAGATGCTGAAACCGATGCTTAACGACTCCGCGCTGCTGTCGAAATTCTTTGGTGTTGAAAACGCCAACGCCGCGCGTGCGCTTATCCAGGGCACCGACGCATTGCAAGACTTTACGGACGCTGTTACAGGCACCAACAGCGCGACCGAACAGGCCGCTATTGTCATGGACAGTTACGCCGAGCGACAGGCGCGGGTTAACCAGCAGTTTGAGGATCTGAAAATTTCCATATTCCAGGCGACCGGCGATTTTTCCCTTTGGTGCGGCGTACTGACTTCGGCACTGGTGCCGCTGGCACAGCTCGCGCCACTTATTACGGCCGTGTGGAAAGGCATGCTCTTAATCAAGGGGCTTAACTGGTCCGGCATGTGGGCGGGCATTGTCGGCTGGGTGAGGTCTGCTGCTGTAAGCGTCGCGCTTATGAACGGCACCCTATCCACAAGCAACATGATATCGCTGGGCTTTATCGGCAATATAGGGCGTGCGACTATCGGCCTGGTAAGGTTTGCCACCGTCGGCATTTTTAACGCTCTGAAAGGTCTGGGGGCGCTTGTATTGTCATTTATAACCGGAGGCACCGCTTCCGCCACGTTCTCCGGCATTGCTTCAACCTCATTCGGCGTGTTCGCCACCACCGCGACCGCCGCGTGCCGTGCCGTAGGTGTTGCAATCATGAATATCCCGATAATTGGCTGGGTGGCTGCCGCCATTGCCGCCCTTATAGCCATAGGCGCATATTTCTGGAATACTTCGGCAAAATTCCGTGCCGTTCTCAAAGGCACATGGGCGGCGTTCAAGGCTTGTTTTACGGGCATAGGCGACATGGCAAAGCAGGTGTTCGGTGCTTTGGGCGACCTGATTAAAGCGGCGTTCAGTCTGGACGCCGGCGGCATATCGGCAGCCCTGCAAAAACTGAAAGCTGGATTCAGCGACTACGGCAAGCAAATCGGGCAGGCGTTTAATGAAGCCTACGAGGCCGAAATGAGCGATGCTGCGAAAAAGGAAGCAGCCGACAAAGCCAAGTCAAAAGGCAAAAAGCCGGCAGCCAACACAACAGCCGCCGCAGTGCCGGAGGTTACAGTCCCGACGGTAGATCCTACCGGCGGCAGCCTTTCCGGCGCGTCCGGAACAGGTGCCGGCAGTGGAAGCGACAGCGGCGGCAAAATCAAAAATATCACAATCAACATTGAAAAATTGGTTGAGCGTTTCGAGATACATAGCGCGACCGTCGGCGAAAGTGCCGAGCAGGTCAAAGCGGTAATACTTGAAACCCTGACGGGTGCGCTCAACGATACCCAACTGGCAACCTCATGAGCATAATTCCACAACCGAGCTTAGGCGGCATAAAAATGCCGTTCAGTATAGATCTGGCAGCGATAAGCTGGGCGAACTATATGTCGAAGCGGCTTGTGCGCTTCGGCGAGGGACGCCAGGGCGAGGCACCGAGCTGGGAGGGTCGCGGCGAAGCAATCAAGGCGCAGGACCGTGGCGTGCCGATAACAGACCGCGCGTGGTGGGAGGGTCGTTATGTGCTCTGCCCGGTGAAGCTGCGGGCACAGACCGAGAGCGGGACGCTGGAGTTGGAGTTGCCGGACGCGGTTGCGGCGGTGAGCCGTGAGAACCGGATAGTGAGCACGGCGCTTGTGGGGCGCGACGGCACTGTCAAGGAATACATCAACGCCGGGGACTGGGCGGTCAACCTGGTTGTGGGCGTTCAGGCGGTGCGCGACGGCGTGATCGCAGACGAATACCCCGGGGACGAACTGCGGACACTCCGGCAGCTGCTTGACACCAAAACGGCAATCGAGGTGCACAGTGAGTTCCTGGCAATATTCGACATTACCAAAATCGTGATAAAGAACTACGCGGCCACGCAAATGACCGAAGCGAACTATCAAGCCGTGAGCATAAGCGCGGTTAGTGATGAAGATTATGAGATATACAGCAACGAGTATTAAACTGAAATAAACAACCCTTAAACAGTCATTAAAATGGCATTTAACGAACAGGAAGAAGCAAAGGTGCGCGAACTGCTTGCGGCCTTTGAGAACGGCAAGCGCATAAACGAGCTTGACCCCGCCGAGGGTGAGCCGGGAGCCATGCGCATAGAGGTAATGGACGCGAGCGGCGAGACGCGGAGCATGGAGCTTGAGCGCGCCGTTGCGGAAGCCGGCAACCCAATAGCGGGCCGCTGGTGGGCCAACGACCAGGCTACGCCGACTGCCGGCGGCTGGTTTGGGTCGCTTGACTTTTTGAAGCGACTGCCGGAAACACTGGGGCTGGGCCGCTATCTGGTAACGGACGACCGGGAGCTGCGGAAGCTGGACCCCAAGGACAGCACACGGTTTGCCGACGGAAGCCCGGCGGCACTTGACGGCAGCATGGGACAGTGCATGTGGTGCTGGAGCCGTGCGTGGTACTTCACCGAGATAGTAACGGCGTCGCGCACCTACTGGGCCATAACGCTGAAACCGCTGGAGGGGTACAAGAGCGTGAAGATACCCGTCGGCGGCACAAGCTGGCTGGGTGCGGCTGTAATGGACCGCACGGAACAGAAGCTGTGCTCGGTAATCAGCCAGGACGAACGCTATCGCGGCGGTGCCGGGGCGGCGCTGAATGTGGCGAACAAAGCCAAACACCCGGGCGCGGACGCGCCGCAGGTTACGATGCTGGGCATGGCGGCCACGAACCTGAGCACAACGGCATTCGGCACCAACGCGCGGAAGCGCGGTCAGGGCTGGGAGGCTAATTGGTTTGTGGCGCAGGCAGCGGTGCAAATCCTGTTTGCCGTAATCATGGGCACGCGCAACAGCCAGGCGCCCTATAATGCCGAAAAGGACGCCGACGGGCTGTATCAGGGCGGCTTCGGCACAGGTGTAACCGACATGCCGGACTGGGACGGTTATAATGCCTATTATCCCGTGATTCCTACGAGCGTAGGTCTGGAAATGGGCGACGGCACGGGGCTGGTGGAATACGGGCTGCCGGCAAGCGAGGCGGCCGAGGACCAGGAGGCACCGTACAAGACATTCCAGGTGCCGGTGTTCTTTGGTCTGGTACATGCCGGGTACGGGCACCTGTGGCGCTGGACACGCGGCCTGACCGTGAGTCAGGAGGCGGGTGTAAAGACCGAGGTGTATGTGGCACCGTCGATGTATGCGGACTTTAACCCCAACAGTGTGGAGGGTCTGCTGAAAGTGGCGGAATGTCCCCAGGCCGATGGCTACATAAAGCGCGTGAGCACAAACGGGCTGTGTATGATGCCTACGGCAGTAGGCGGCAGTGCAAGCACCTACTATCCGGACTATTTTTATACCAACGGAGCGACGCAGACAGGCCTCCGCGTGCGTGCTGCTGGCGGTTACGCGGCCGGTGGCACGTCTGCG